CCTATTGCTCCAGCGGTTGTACATATTGCATTTTTCATACTTTCTATCCTCCTAAATTAAGATGTTAATTTATCGCCTGTCAGCCATGTCCCGGAGAGTGATATGAGTATCCCTCCTATCAGCACAAGAGCTCCAAGTACCTTCCCAGCCTGAATTATTGCTTCAAAATTTATATACATGCTCAACCCCCTATATAAGATTCTTAGGTCTTGCAACTCCCACAACGACTAAGCTTATATTTGAATCTGCTTTGTTTGTATTTTTTGCTTTTACAGTTATCGAATATGTAGTCTGATTTATTGAAGAAGCTTCATATCCCATGTATGTGACACCACTAGGGATATTTTTAGGAATAACTAATATTCTACCCGTATTTATTGGAAGCTCTACATCAACGGCATATTGAAGTGTCGTTCCTGCGTCAGTTCCTGGTATAGTCGCTGTTGCGCCTACTATATCAGATATAACAAGGCTTTTTGTTGCAATTTTTTCCGCATAGCTTTGCGCATTAGCAGCATCTGTTTTTGCAGCATCTGCCGTGTTCTGTGCATTATCCGCTTTCGACAATGCAGAGTCTGCTGTTTCCTTCGCTTCCTCAGCCCTACCTATAGCTTCCTCAGCCATTGATGCTGCGTCATTTGCAATAGACTGTGCCTCTGCGGTAGCCTCTGCCGCTGTTTTTTCGGCTTTCGATATCGCCTGGTTGATATTCTTTGTCGTTAAATCTGACTCCTCTTTTGTATATTTATTACTAAGTGGGGGGAAAGTTGATGCAATCGTAACCGGCTCACTCGCATTTATTCCATCGTGTATAATTTTGTAAAGCGGCATGTCGGCGACACTTACATTATTGGCTATTATGCCAGTTTCATACACAGGTGATTGTGGCTCCTGTGAGGATTCTACAGGCTGCCCTGTCAAGATCAGCAATGACATATCCTCAAGTCCTTCCTCTGACAGCGTGTATCTTGCAACAAGAATATCAACTCGCTTTTTACCTGTTTCTCCACTAGGGAAAGTAAGATCTTCATATGTACCTGCAACCCTAGCATGACACCCCTGAAACATAATGTCACACGGATATACCCTAAGTGTCGTTGAATTAACCAGCACTGGTGGCTGGGAGACCGACAAAAATCCATCGCCATCCCATTCTGCTCTGTGCAAGGCTCTATCATCTGCACTCGTTACATGTGGTTTCCCTGTTTTTCCTGTTATTATCTTCATAAAATCCGCCTTTCTTCTATGACACTGAATATTCAATGTCTATGCTGTTATCATCTATCTTCGCTATGATATTTGTTATCTGCTTTCTTACTGTTGCTCCTGTAATCTTCTCTGTGCCACCTGTGATATCGCCTATCTGCATTGACATATCTGGAAGTGTCATGTCAAGACTGTCTGCATTGAGCTCCTGAAGCCTTGCTATGCCTCCTGTTCTGAGTTCGCCAATACTGGAGGCCGAACTATAATCATATATTGCTGTGCGTTCTTCCAAGCCTTTATATGTCTGCGTATCGGTGATATTTCCCATCTTATCAACGTACAAGTGCAGCACTTGTCTATCTTTAAGTTCACCCTGGCCAAGGCAGATCAGATGATTATATCCATTCTTGACCTGTGTGATATTGTAGTTGATATCCGATCTCATACAATCCTTATCCTCTGTATAATCGTAAGGCACCGCACTACTCATAGTCACATATCCATCTTTAATCACAAGCCTGAGAACCCTGTTCTGGGTGCTCAACAGCGCACATATGCCATCATAGAGACTCACATATCTGTTGAACTGAAATGATTGTACATTCCATGATTCGCCTGTCATTCTGTATATGTTGCTAAGTCCTGCATCTTCAATAAGACTATTGATCACTGCTATAGCATCACCTGATACTATATTGTAATCTTTGTCCTGAGGGGGTTCGATGATCTTGTCGCACAGGATACCTCTGAGATTTCGGCCAGTATATCGGATCTCCCTGTCTGCAGTAACAACTCCAACATTATCAACTATGCCACCGTATTCTGTGTTGCTGATATACCACCATGAGCCACCTCGCAGAATGTTATTATCCCTAGCTACAGTTATCTCAAAATCCTTATCCTTTGCAACATCCACATCTGCGCTGAAGTTCCTGAGATATCCCTGTTCTACCCTGTCTGCATCAGTGTATATCAACCTTATGTCCATTTTGGTTCACCTCTCTCATGTATTACACTTAAATCAAAATCAAAGCTTCCATTCCACATCACACGATGATTCCCGGGGGATATCTTTTCAAACACATCGCTTTGCTTGTCCCTGTATCTGAACATGTTTTCCTGTGTTCCATCTGCTTTCACAAGAGTTATCGTAAGCTCTGCAGAATTAATAACGATCTTATCTCCATCGCCAACAACACACCTAACGCTGTAGTAATGATTGTCAACATATATGACTGGATTAACAGCACCACTATGTATGCTGAGTACAAAATCACAGTTTCTGAAGTCGTCCACCTCAAGCTTACTGATATTGTCAGAAATTGAGTTGTAATCATATTCATAACAATACTCATAGCCTTTACCTTCAATAAACTTATCTGATACATGCTTATAGTTGTGCAACTCTTCCTTCATCCATCTGCCACCATCTGTTACTACTTTAAGTGACAGATTCATCGATGTAGCCACGTCAAGATAATTGCTCTTCGCCGAACTAAACACATAGCATTCAAGATAGTAATCTCCTATATAGAGCCTTCCCTTCTTTTCTGCTATAATATCCTTCTCACAAACCTCATACAGCCTATTCTTAATATCTGTACACTTTTTCTTATTTGCCGCAGATATAACAATAGGGATGGTCTTTGAGACCACCCCTTTTCTAAAATTCTCGGCACGGTTTCTGCTGCTGTCGTATGTCCACTCATAATCTCTGAGATCATTACTGTTTGCAAATGTTCCTTTCTTGCCAAACTCTATAACCTCACCGAGATGATTCACATATTTAAGCTGTTCAAGCATTCGCCTTCACCATCCTTCCAAACTCCCTGCCGTCAAGTTTCAATCTCACGCCCTCTGTAAGAGCTGTCAGTATCCACTCATACATGTTGTCATCTATGTGTCTTATAATCTCCAGTATCTTATAAAGTACCTTCAGTGATTCCGAATCACCAGTCACTGCTCCACCTGTAGCCTCTGCCATGTCCTCCGCAACTTTCCTAATCCAGCCGGTATTCTTCTCAAGTGGCACTACAGCCTCAGCTCCATTACCCTCAAGGATACCAACCTGACCACGCTTAAGCACACCACCTTCAGCAAGCTGAGGAGCGTCAAGCTCATCTATCCTTGATATCGACACCTTAGGGATCTTATTCAAAATAGATATAGCTGAATTGATTGCCCTGATAAAGCCATTGATAATCCCTGTAGCCTTGCTCAGTATCGCATTGACCGCTGATGTCACAGCACCTTTTAGGCCGTCCGCTATTGCTGTTCCGACCTTACTAAATATGTTCTTGATCTTCTGCCAGGTGGAGCTAAAGAAATTCACCATCGGTGAAAATGCATTCTTTATACCAGCCCAAGCCTTGCCAAATATATCACTGAACCATGTGTTCACAGCAGAAAATACACCTTTTATGCTTGACCATATTCCACTAAAGAACTCAGGTGCAGCGTTCCACGCTTTCTTGATTCCCCGCCAAGCTGCAGTAAATGATTCTTTACAGTTATTGATCACTGTACCTATCAACTTGATAGCAGCTTTAAGCGTTCCTGAAAGCATCTTACAATACCATTCAAGGATTGGTTTCAGCACATTTAGATAATCTTCCATCAGTATCGAAAGTATTTCCGCCAGTGGTGGTAATATCATATTGATAAGATCTGTCAGTGGCGTGACTACCTGCATTACCAAGTCGATAATCGGTGTCAACATATCCAAAAACGGCTGTAACAATTCAAGTATAGGCTGCAAAATAGCCATCAAAACAGGCAGTAAAGACTGAATAATCTGAGTCACCGGCGGCAAAAGCATATTGATCAGATTCGTAAGTGGCGGTAAAACCGCCTGAATAATCTGCATCATCGGTGGTAAAAGCAGATTAAGCAGTGTTGACAGTGTTGTCAGCACAGGTCCAACCAACTGCAGAATCGATGGTAAAATCGATGTCAGGGTGCTAAAAATAGAATATAGAGCGGTTGATATCGACTGGCCCAATTCCCCACCTATGCCGGGCAGTAATGTCTCAAGTATTCCGGGCAGATTATTGACCACTTCAGACAATAGAGATGTCGCTCCCTGTATCAACGATGGTAGTAACTGCTCAATAAGAGGCGGTATGTACGGTGCCAGTTTCTGAGCAAGCTGAGACAAGCCTGTAACTACTCTCGGCAGTGTATCTGCTATTCGTGGCACAAGATTGTCTGCTACAGCCATAGCCGAATCAACAAGGTTGTTCATCAGCACTCCCATATCCTGAGATGAGTCAGCCATACCTATGAGCAGATTCGTCCATGCGGACTTCATCATGCCGATGGAACCCTGTATTGTCGTGGCCGCTTCTTTTGCGGTGGTTCCCATAGCTGCAAGAGCCTCTTCCTGCGTCATGGTTCCATTCTTCACTGCCTCAGCCGCTTGTTCAGCAGTAAGTCCAGATATTCCCATCTCGACCTGAACGGTGTGAATAGCCTCAATCATCTTATCGAATGACACACTATTGACGTTATCTGCTGTCACAGTCATGGTGTCACCAAGTACACCAGAATCATTGATAAGTCTAGCCATCTCGGATGCAGTGCCGCCATAACCAAGCTTAAGGTTATCAAGCATCGTGTAGTTTTGCTTAGCAAAGCCCTGATATGCATTCTGTATAGATGCCATATCAGTTCCCATCTTGTTGGCATTATCAGCCATATCTACAATAGCTGTGTTTGCCACTTCAGCTGCCTGTGCTGTATCACCTTCCAGACCTTGCAGCAGCGAAGCTGAAAAGCTCGTTACAGTGTCCATGTAATCATTCGCCGACAGTCCCGCCGTCTTATATGCATTATTTGCATACTCAACAACCTTATCTGAACTGTCCTTGAACAGCGTCTCAACACCACCGACAAGCTGCTCGTAATCCGCATACTCGCTTACAGCCTTAGCAGTAATGCCAGCTATTCCAGTAGCCACAGCCATTGTTGCAACCACGGCGACCTTTGCTGCCTTGAGCGCAAACTTGCCGATATTGCCAAACACAGAACTCATCTTTTTGCTTGTCTTCTCTGCCTTGTCGCCAGTCTCTTCAATTTTCTCATTCGCATCCTCATTTGATACTGCGATTCTTCCCAGTAACTTAAATACTTCCAAAAGGGTCTACCCCCTTTCCTCGATAATAAAAAAATAGAGACACACGTTCTGTGTGCCCCTATGGTTTAAAATTCTCTATGATCGACATGGAATCCTTTATGGTTGTTTCAAGTTCGTCTCTGCTTTCAAATGCCCCTGATCTGACCGGCTGTGAACTGCCACCTGATGTGCCATACAGCCTTGCCTTGAAGTCATTGAATGATATGTTTTCCCAGCATTTGTGAATGTACATATCCCAGAGCTTATCATCATCGTCAAGACGCACAAACGTGCATACAAACTCATCAAAGCTCTGATTGTCTATCATCGTATCAAGCAGAGTGTACGGATCCGCATATCTGTGAAATATCAGATCCATGAACTTGAGATAGCCTACTGTCTCTTCTCGAACAATCTTGAAACAACCTTGATAAAATCCGCAAAGCCCGGAAGTGTGACCGCATCATATAACATCTGTGTGAACACAGAGAGGTCAAGATCTGCTACCTCATCCACTGTCATTCCTGACAGGTGTGACAGGCAGACAAATACCTCACGCTGACAGTCTGACAGCTTAGCCAGTATCACATCTACAAGCTCAAACGCAAGGCCAACACCCACATTCTCAAGGAACTTCGATGTGTCCTCATCATCCTCATCACCAGCAAGTTTCTCACGTTCCTTCGCAATGAGCTCTTTGAACCCATTGCCGCTGAATGAATCTTTGAAGTCCTTTACCCCCAGCTTGCTGAACAGCTTCAGGAATGAAGCGATATCTGTTGCTTTGGGATTTCTAAGTGTATATGGCTTGATCTCCTGCACATCCTCTACTGCCTCAGTATCTTCAACTACTTCGGCATTCTCTACTGCTTCTATATCTTTGTTCTCTTTTATCTCGGTTGTTCCCATGATTATCTCTCCTTTTCTATGTCAATTAGTCTGTTACTTCTGTACTGGAATCTATAAACTGCTGAACCTGCTCCGTTGTCGTGCCGGTAGGCAAATAGATGTGGTATGGCAGTGTATCAGCTGCTGGTGACAGATCCGCATAGCACTCCATTGTCAGCGCAAATGTGCCGTTCTCCTTGTTCTTGCCCTCTATCTCAAGGCCTGATGTACAGAGCGCATTGTCAAAGATCACGATAACAGGACGACCATCTAAGAATCTTCCAATGTATCCGAAGTTCTCAATGTAATCATCCTTTTCAATTCTTGCCTTGGATTCGATCACATCGTATCCTTCCGCTGTTGATGTGCCATTCTGTCCGATAATAGCCATCTTGATCGTCTCAGGCGACAGCTCCACCATGTTTGTATCCATCTGTGCTGTCTCGCCTGTCTTAACTGTTAACTCCTTAACTTTAACAAGCTCACCATCAACCTCTATATCCTTGAGCTCAGGTTTGATTGACAGCTTTGTGCCGCCGGATGTTGCACCAATCAGAGACTCTGCAAAGTTCCAAGCCTTCTTTGATGCGTCATACTTCAAGCCTTTGTGAATAGTTCCAGCACCAAACACAATGTTCTTCGGTGTCTTGTCTGTGATACCGGATGACTTAAACTCTTCAAAAGTTAATGTATCTGCCATGATATAATCACCTTCCATTCTTATATTCTTTAATAGTCAAATTGATCTGTATACGTTTGAGTTCTGCATCCCCTGTTGGTACCGGTGACGCATTCCCATAAAAAACGGCAACCCCCGCACCACTTGCAAGAATTGCCGTCCGTTCAATATTCTGTTCTATCTTCTGCTTGTACTTCTCCAGGCTGAACCACGAGCCTCTTGTGAAGCCGTCTATGATGAATGTTATTTCCTGACATCCATCCTCTTCAGGAGTATCACCCTCGGAGTATTCACCAACAAAGTATGCCTTTGGTGGATCATCCTGCCACTCCATGAATGCGTATGGAATCTCAAGCTCATCTGTGAGTACGCTATTGATATATGATAATGTCTCTGTCGTCATTCGTCATCACCGCCTTACTCACTGAACGTCTGATTTAGAATAGAGCCAAGTCGCCTGATGCTCTTGCTCTTGGTCTTGTCAAAGGCTTTCTGTAAAGGTCTGAGTGGCTTCTTACCATAGGTAAAAACAGCTACTATATTTCCTGCCTTATCCTTTTTTACCTTACTGAACTTACTGGCTTGTTTCAAGCTCATTCCATCAGGTCCCACAGGAGCCCACCATCCGCCTTTACGGCCATTCTTTTTCAAAGCATATTCGCCTGTGCCGTATTCTTCCCAGATAGCATTCTCCCTAGGATTTCCAATTACAGCCTCACCCTTATCTTCATCGACATAGTGAGTCCATTCGCCTTTGGTGTGACCTGTATCAACTCTTGTCTGTGCTATCTTTGTCTGAGCCTCAACCTCTACAGCAACTTCATACAGGAATGCAACAATAGCATCATTCAGAGCTGCCTCAACCTTTATTCTGTTGTCTGTGAACTCCACATTTCCCATTACTGCCCTCCTGTATACTTCAGATATATCTCAAGCTGCTCATGCATCCCCATCGGATCATCTATCAGCATGATGTCATATACCTGGCCATTAACCACCATACGGCTGTTCTCAGCCTTGATCATGTCACTGAGCTGTTTATAATCAGCCACGAACATATGCGTGGATTCCTGCACCTTGGCATTGTATGTTGTGTACTTACTGTCACCGCCTGAGAGGTCAAGCCATCCGGTCAAGGTATCTTCAGATATCCATGTGACTTCCTGTTCGCCTATCTCATTTCTGGTTATGCTTTTAACCTGTATATCTGCAACTGCATTTCCGCCTATTCCTCGCATCTCAAAACCTCGCTTTCATGTACGGTTTTAAGAAGCCAAGAAGCGACTTTGGATATCCCATGAGGGAATTGTCGCCATCCATATTGAAATAGGTCACAGAGTGCCTACTGATAGTCTCAGACTGCACACCAACCTTATCCCTGTTGTTCAGGTCCCATGAAAGCATGTTGGCAACTCCCAGCTTGATATCCATCGGATATACTATCTTTGTCACCATGGTGACCGGTTCGCTTACAAGCTCCTCATTCACCTCTATATGTCCATTGTCCATATCCACAGCTTTGATGGTGTACAAGCCATCGTTGTAACGTGACTCTGACACCTGTATAGTGTCGCCAACCTTGAACAGCTCAGATGCATACTGAAAGCCTGTCACAGCGTCCACAGGAGCCACAAACCGCCTGTTCCTGTCCTGAAAGTTATTGTTTGTGTACTTCCGGATCAACAGCTCCAGTGCCTGAAGCTTAGCCTCAAGCACTGAATCTTTCTCCTCGGTGTCTACATACTTTTTCAACTCTTCGACAGTCATGATCATATGACCACCGCCTTACTTCTTAGGGATAACAGTATATCCGTCATGCTCCATGAACCAATCTGCCATACGCTTTGATGTGATCTCTGCCTTTCCGTTTGCGAACTGGACACCACCGGCGCCAATTCCACAGTAAGCAGTGCTATTATTGACAGATACTGTCCAGCCTGTAGACTCACTCTCTGTCTTTGGCTCTGCCACTACAGGCTCAATAACTTCGCTTGTCTGATTTGCTGTCTTCGTTTCCTTTGTTGCCATATTCAATCACCCATCCTTCCTTATGCAATCTTGATATTTCTGAGTACACCTGCATGCTGTGTATTCTTGAGGACTGTAGCTGCGATCATCTCAACCTCGGCATCCTTGACTGTACCAGGCTCGTTGAAGTTTGGAAGATACTGATCGATTACAGAACCGCCGTTCAGACTGATTCCGTGGAATCCATCGTTTATGTCAAACTTGACTGCATAGACGTCTGTAAGACCTGTTGTTGCCGAACTCTCCTTTGCGATGGTTCTTGAAAGTCCCTTCTTGACAACATGGCCAGCAGTTGCAGATCCGCCACTTACAGTGTAATAGTCCTGCATATCAACAAGCTTGACACCATCAATAGTAGTGACACGCTTTCCGAATGCTTCCTCACTCTCTGTCTTGTATCCAAGGATACGAGCCACTGTCTGAATCTTGGTGATCATCTCTGTGTTAGTGAGCACCGCATCAGCATCTGTGGTCTTGACAAGAAGGCTCAGTGCCTCATAGAACTCATCAGCATTAGACTTGATTGCTGTGATAGATGACAGATCAATAGCCTTGTCTGTGCCGTATTCTGTCGTGGTTCCTGCAAGCATGGAATCAAGTCCCTGGAACTCAGGGTGATCAGTTGATGCTGTTGTAGTTGCATCACCATTGATCAGTGTATAGTGGAAGAGGTTTACCACTGCCTTGATATGCTCCTCTATCTGATATGCCATATTGTCAAAGTTACCTGCTACCCTGTTGAGCACTCTGTCCATCTGAACTGCTCCGCCCATGATTGCAAGATTAGCCTCGCACTCCTGCTTAGTAGCCGCTGAAGCAGTATATGAGCCACCTATCTTTCTGAACTCTGCTGTTGCTGGAAGTACCTTTCTGAGATACTTGTACTTCATTGTTGAGCCACCACCTGATGCTGATACACAGTCATCAAATGTGAGCATCTGAAGTATTGTTGACTGTCTGAGGAAGATATCCACGATCTGTGAGAATACCTTATCACTCATACCCTTCTTGATTTCCTCTAATGTCATTGTCATAGTTTTCACCATTCCTTTCTACTTATTACTGGGTATTGTTCCCTTCATATTTCTGTCTCAATGCCTCTGCCAGGTCCTTAGGTTCTGCATTCGTATTGCCCTGATTCCCATCTGGCAGCTTATTCTCAATGATGTTCCTCTTGCCATCATCTGAGCCGGATGAAGCTGTGAACTGAGCCGGGAACTGTGTCTTTAAGTCTGTGAGCATGTTATCCCATCCCTTTATGTGGCCTTCATCATCAAGCTTAAGCTCCTCATTCTTCTCCTTGAGGGCTGTCTTGATCTTATAGGTCATATAATCAGTATCAACCGCATGAGCCTCAAGCAGAGCCACCTTGATAGCTGAGTTGACCTTAGTCTCCTCAAGCTCTTTCTGAAGCCTTGCATTCTCTGTCTCATAAGTTGATATCTTCTGCTGCATGCCCTCGTCACCCTTGGAAGCTTTCTTAAGCTCCTCAATGAGCTTATTTGCATTGCCAATCTCCGTGTCTTTGCCGGTGATCAGTCCGTTGAGCTTCTCAAGTTCTGAATCATACTTCTCCTTGCTGACGTACTTGCCCTCGGACAGATCTGTGTATCTTACATGCTTGAGCTTATCTGTCTCTGTGCTGTTCTTCTCGTCAATCTTCGCCTGTACCTGCTTATACAGGTCATCTCCTAACAGTTCCTTTAATTCCATTGTTCCATCCTTTCTGGCTTTAATCGTAGCCACACATGGCAGTTATCACTCTTGCCGGAGTTATTCTTTGTCGGTCACAGTTTTACTGCCTTGAGCCGATTTTGGGCATAAAAAAAGACCATGTTTTTATCATGGTCTGAATTAGCTAAATATTATGTTTTAATTATTTATTTTAAATATCCATTCTCATACAAAAAAACGTTTTCTTCAACTGTCAAAGCTGAAAAAGGGTTAACCCAAGAATCATCCTCTGTTTCAAAATCAGGTGTTTTAAATTCCGATGGAATAAAGCCGAGTTTATCGCATATTCTCTGATATTCTATCTCTTTATCCATCACAGCACCTCCATTTTTACTCCAGCATCTTCAAATATGCTTCTTACATTGTCATTATACCCCTTTATCTCTAGTTGAGCAAGTGCAGATGACGCTATTGGCGCATTAAATTTCTCTTTATCCACTGAATATTTATATATCTTCCCGTCATGGCATGCGACTAGTCCAAATTTATAAGCACGTTTTTGGCAAACCATTAAATCTGCCAAGCTTGGCACGCCACTTCCCGGGTGATTATGGATTGCTATGATTGTATTTGGCCTGCTGTTGGCTAACATTTCCATCATTGCCTTATTTGGCTTTGCTGTACTTTCCTCATGATATTCCTTATTTATTTTAGATTTTCCAGTCATATAGTCAACAAATGCAATATCCTCGTATCTTGTTCCCGAACGATGAGTTAACATTTCTTTTGATCGCTGCCATGCGATTCTATTAACCCTATCACTATCTGATATTTGATTGAATTTTCTTCTGTAATCCGGAGATTCTATTATTTTTTTATGAATAACTGTATCTTTATAAATATATTTTGGTTTACTTTGTTCTTTTTCATGCTCAATCTCACAGGACACCTTAAAATACTTCGTCTGGTACTCTTCAAAATCCTTTGTCTTATCCAACCCGAAGTATTCCGCTCGCTCCCTCAGTGTCTCAAGTTCTTCATCATCCAGCGCCCATCTGGCACGCTGTAAGAGACAGCAACGACAGTTACAGTCTTCCGCCGGATCTCCAAACATTCCAGGAGCCTTAATCTTACGACCACCAACCTCAAAGGGCTCATCGACTTCCCGGATCTGTCCATCAAGCATCTGATGATGTTCTCTCGTTGCTCCGTCAAGAGTGGCATCCCACTGTTTCAATACATCTGCCCCTTTGCTTTTTGCAATATACATAGCGTCCAGCGCTGACTGTACCTGTATACGATGCCCTTCAGTCCTCGCAATGCGGATAGAGTTGTTATAAGCCTTCTGAAATGGAGTATTTGCCATGTGTCTTGAGAGCTTACCAGCCACCTCATTCCACGTTGAGCCATTTGCAATGCCTCTTGATACCTCTGCTCTGACCGCTTTCTTGAGGTATGTCACATCCTCGCCCATTTTGTCGTAGAGCGACTTACTGAGCTTGCTGTCCGTCTGAATAGCTCTCACAACTGCCGCCTGATCTATCGGCATGATGATTGGGATGCCTGTCTTTTGCAGGTCATACATGACACCTGTGTATCCGTCTCTATAGCACTTCGTCAGGTAGTCAGACACAGTTGCATATGAGTTAGACTGCAGGTTACTCAGAACACCCTCAAGCTGCGCTTTCAAAGCCTCCTGATACTGTTTCTGATAGATGATGCTCTGCAGATTCTCCATATCAGTTCGTTCTGAAAGCTCTCTTATCTTCTGCTCACAATCTCTCAATGCCCGCTGATATACCTGTTTGAGTTCTTTGATTGCCTGCTTTTCTCTATTCAGTTGAGCTTTAGTTACTTGCTTTTGTGCTTTATTCATATGTTAACTCTCTTCTGATTTTGGTAGCTCTATTGCTATTCTCCAAATTGAACTTGTATTGCCTGGAATGAAATACTCTTGGTCATTTATAATAAAACTTTCACCAGAAGCACCTGATGCAACATCTGGCCCAGCTAATATATAGTATGCTGATGGAATAGCGAGATACCCTGCAGGATACACATATTGAGCAAGACTTACCACGTCATGTATGTTGCTATCTTGACTCCATGCCTGAGCATAATGAGATGCCTCATCCACATCAGAATAAATGATGTACCTAGCAGAAGTGAATGACATATAAGCTATTCTATCTTCATTTGTTTTTAGATCTTTTGCAGGCAATACGATATGTAATAGATCAGTAATGTTAGATCCCTCACTGAATATTCCAATTCCGAATACCACTCCTTCTTTGCATGATACAAAATGCAAAAATGCATTAGCCGCACCACTATTGGCTGATCTAGTCAAACTAATGTTATACGAATAACAATATGTAGATGTGGACGGAGTAGCCCCCTGAATCACAGTTGTCATAATCAGATTAGCTCCAGAAAGACTAAACTTAAAACCTGTTGTGTTGTGCTCATCATCTCCCATGTATAATATCCACGTAGTGTTAGACTCTACAATATTAAGTTTCATTCCTAACGCTGACGCAATCTCCTGCATTTTTACGTCATTTACATCCGCATTGTAAAACGTTGAATCCGCCTCTTTTTTCCCCAGTCTTATTCTTTGTACAGTATATCCCATCAACTAACCTCCGTTTCTGCTGGCAGTACGCCATATATATTTGTTGCATATCCATAAGGATGTGTGTAAGGTGATGTATTGACGATCATACCAAAATTTCCGCCGCTTGGTATTTTTCGTATGTGCTCTGCCATTGTGTCAAATGCATCTGTCGCCTCTGTGCTTACCCCCTTTTCAGTGATAGCGCTGGCGACCTTTGACTTGCCATCACTGACAGATTTTTTTACTTCTTCCATCTCCTTGTAAAGCTGTCCTGCAAGATCTGTCATATACCGTTCTTCAATCTCGCTCTCAACTACCTCACAGCCCTCAAGGACCTTCATTCTTGTGAGTTTGGTGTTGATCTCGTTGATGATGTTACCCTCACTATCAAGCTTCTTGAAGCATACAGTGAAGCCGACATTGCCCGGCACTGTACATGCAGTAGCACCAACAAGCCAATCAAAGGTTATAATGCTTGCATCATCAGAGAGTGTATAATTCTCTATAAAATACACATCTTTCTGCTCTTCTTCATTCACATAGTTGATTGATATCTGATATTCAGTGAGATCTATGCCCTTATACGCTGCCGTCACTTCAAATGTCAGCCGGTTTACATCTTTGTCATGATATACACCGATGACCTCGCCAGCCGGCATCTTCACCGCTCTTGTATCTAAATCTATCTTGTATCTTTTATTTTCCATCTGCTCCACCTCCGTTCTCGCCATCTGTATTGATGTTATCAAGCACCTTCTGAGTCTCTTTCGTGTTCTCCTCCTCATTCTTAGGCAGCTTGTCCTTGATCTCCTCATAATCAATATCAAGCCAATCACAGATAGCTTTGATAATCGTCTCATCATTAAGTATGCTTGCAACATTAAGTATTGTATTGATCTCTGTCTGCCTTACCTGAGCCTCTGTAAGTTCTATCTGTGCATTTTCCTGTGCATTGCTCATAATCTCATGAGCGAACTCAAAATAAACATCCTCGGCCTTATATGCCTTGTTCTCAGCCTTGTTGATCTCGTCAATGACAATCTCTACTATCCTCCTCAAGAACTTTCTAAGAGCTTTCTCTATCTTTTTTGCCTTAAGGTCAAGGAGAGAATAAGCCGCCTTGATGGCTATATTCGTAGTGGCTGATGTGTCCTTGAGTCCGGCGGTATTCAGCCCCATGCCGAACCTGTATATATTCTTTTCATCAAGCTCCAGTTTTGCCTGTCGTGCCTGATATGGTACATCAACAGTCTTGACATCTACGTCACCATCCTCACCTATACCTATGATCTTCTTTGTTTTGAGGTTTGTCTGAAGCTCATTCAGGTTGTCTCCCTGAAAGCCTTTGATAGCATATAGTGGGGAATCAAAGTCTATGAGGTTGTTGGACAGGCTGGAAGCCATCAGGTCATAGTCATCTATGAGTGGCTTTACAGGCTTGAGGCTTGAAAACTGCTTCTTGTTGTTATCCAGCCGGAAGAATGGAATATAGCCAAATCCATCAAAGTAGGTGGCCTTATCTCCATTATTCTTTGTGTAAAGTACATGAGGCTTTGGGTTGATTGGTTCAGTATCATCTAACACCACCGCCCCATTATCAACCTGGACATAATAATATGTCTGCTTATCATCCCAGACCTGTATTCTCTCAATAGTCTTGTGCCCTTTGTCTATCCTGTCCGTATAGTGGTAAATCGTGTATGCACAGCCATCATCTGTGTCCTTAGCTCTTACCTCAATAACTCCGATACTGTCAGCATCTGCAAATGACATCATGTCCTTGGCATTCTTGTACGCGTACATATACGCAAAGCCTTTGACCTGCATATCTGTGATAGTGTCAGAAAGCTCAGACATGAACTCATCATTGTTGTTAAAATACTTGTCCATGTGTTTCTGCAGCTCAGGGTCGTTGGACTTTACGATGCCATCCCCTGATAGGATGTACTGGGTGCATTGGTCAACCAGCTCTGTGAAGAACGGATGCGATATCTTCACGTTGCTTCTGGTCTTGTCCTCTACCAGTTCGCCGTCCGCATTGTAGTAAAACATTCTATACTTCTTTATGTCATGATCGCCGTCATAGTATCTTTCGCCTGTCCGGGCAAACTGCTTTTTTTCTGATGTACGATCACTGTCTATCAATTCTTTTATCTCGTCAGGGGTTAGCATTCTTCCATCTCCTTCATGTCAATTTAAAACAGCCATGAACGAGGCTTACGCCATCCCTCAATGCCGTACCTAAGAGCTGCCATTGCATCGTCCATCACCGGTACAGGCTCATCAAGATATTCGCCTGTCTTTTCATCTTTTTTCCATTTCCACTGTTGTAGCTCCTTGATAGTATTCACGCAATGAGGAGCAACATATATTCTTCGTCGTATAATGTGATTCTTATCGACCACACCTTTGAGCCAGTCTATCTGAGCCTTGACAGATCCAGCAGAACCGCCCTTGTCAACGCCCTTTGCACGATAACCAGCACCCTTCCATGTTTTGATCCTGTCTGGTTCTGCGGAATCACACCACATTGTCTTATTCGTTGGTATAGCATGTTGAATCGCCAGTGGAATAATCTCCGCCGTCTCTTTCTCATGCACATATATCTCATCTAGGATGTATATATCATCATCCTTGATACCCAGAAGGAGGATGGCATTGGCATGGTTGAATCCAAAGTCTTGTCCTATTGCTATATCGTCATAGTCATTAAGGTTCTGAGATACCTCAGCAACTTCCCAGTTGTGCAGGATGAGGCCGCCTATCTCACCCCATTCACCCAAGCCATATATCTTGTAACCTTCCGGATCTACTTCCTTTCTACGCTCCATACGGCGGTGATATGCCGCATCGATGAAACGATTCCCCAGGTATGTACTGTGATGCGTCAGTACATCGGGATCGTATCTATCAAAAAAGACCTTCTTTATCCAGTGATTCTTATTTACTGGATTGAAGGTCATTCTTATCTGGTAAAACTGCCCTGGTGGCAGCTCTCCACGTAATCTATCATCTATAATTTCCAGATCTGCCTGCGTCAGCTCTGTTGCTTCTTCGCACCACACATCCGTGAGCTTTCCCTTCTGGAATGTGATTGACTTAAGCTTCTCTCGTTGCTTATCATCATTCATCCCACGGAATATAATGCGGTTGCCATTCGCTCGGCATTCAAGCGAGAGCGGCGATGTGGTCATCTTCCAATATCGCTCCGCCTTATCTCCAAACATCCGATACACGGCACCTGTAAGCTCTGCATAGGTGCTGTCTCTGTTCGTGATATCTGATTTACGGACACATACAAGGTTCCTGCCCTTATCCTCCATCAGCCGCAGGATGTAGTTCTGCGCTGTGTCAACACTCTTCCCAGATCCGGCAGAGCCTTTCATCACGATATATCGTTTTTTGCTCCGATCTACTTTCTTGAATCCCGGATTTGCTTTTACGTCAATATTCAATCAGCACCACCACCGCCGGTATCGTCATCATCGCCGTAGTCGATATTGATGTTGAGGTCCATATCTACATCAGCCTCTACCTTCTCAGTATATAAGCCATATGCTTTACCAAGGAGCTCCGCTGCCTTATTGGCATCCGACAGCCTTGCTGGTATCTCCACGATCTGTGGTGTCTCTTTCTTGACTGTCTGTTTTCTCATTGTGCCGTTATCATCTGGAGCATACATCGAACGTTCTTCACTGGTCGTTACAACAATGCATTCTTTCTTTTCTCGTCTCATGGTTGCTGTGAGATACTTTAACACCTCATCTTGATCGGCAATCAACGCTTTTTCTTTTTCTGCCATGCGTTTTGCTATATATTCCTGCACCTTAACATTTGTTAACAACCTTGCTGCTGCTTGTGCGGCTGTTTTCGGTGAATACCCTGCCCTTATAGCTGCCTGTGTGGCATTAAGGTCAATCAAGTATTCATCACAGAATCTCTGCTGTTTAGCTGTAAGTTTAGCCATAATGTCACACCTTCTCTCTATTACTTCTGTTTCTTTCTCACTCTCTTCGGGATCACAATCTTGTACAGCGGTTTACATACATTCTTTACCTCTCCACCCCAATTTATAGTTGGCTGAAATTTGTATATCTTAGTGCACTTAACCATCACCTTTATCATGGCTATTGGTAAAGCCAGCCTGCCAAGTATCGGATGTATGTATTCAAAACTATATTCAGGTCTCACGACCTCAAACCTTTTAATCTTACTCATATCTCACACCTCAAACAAAATAGCCCAGTGGGGGAGAGAATCAATAACGACATGTTCACATTTTACGATTTAGGAGTTTACATTTTCCACTGGGCATAAGAAAAGGGACACAACCGAAATGGCAAACGGTCATGTCCCTTATGAATCAATATTTCACGGTCTATATTACACTAAAACCATGTGTTGTGTCTGTGCTTTTAATGTGTTTTGAATGTGTCAGATTTTAAATAATCATTCCATATCATTTGAAATTCTTGCAGAGCCCACCCATGAGCATGTCTCACCCAATCGTAAGAGTATCCCATTTCGTCTGCGATTGTTTTCAATGACTTATAGTTTATATATCTTTGATATAATATCTCTGTATGTTTTGTGTTATACAGCTGACACATCTGGTGAACTGCTTTATTTCGGAAATCTTCAAATGTTTTTCTACATTCGTTCATCTCAGTTTCAAGATCAACATACTTTCCAACTGTACGGCTCATAGTATCTGCCACGGCACTGGTCTGTACTCTTTCCTTTGAATAGTCAAATCCACCCGGATTCATCGCTATCGCTTTCATTTTGAAGTATTCATTGCTTAATCTGTCCATGTGATCTTCAAGCATTTTAACCTGGCTTAAATACTCTTTTGCTTTCACTGCCTCACCTCCTACTTGTTCTCCCGGATAGTGAACTCCAAGCCTGTTTCTTCTTTCAACGTTTCTATCAAATCATCCCATATGATATCCCCATCACATATAGCCTCTGTCTTTGAATTAAATCTTTCACAGAACCTATCAAGCCTCTTCTGTCCAAAATCGAACTCATCACGTAAGACCATACAGGACATAATCAGGATTGTGTCTATCGTATTTAACTTGATCTTATATACTGACTCATCAAGCTGCTTCTGGTTGACCTCAAGCGGAACAAACATGGCTCCTCTGGCCTTGAGTTCTTTCTCTGCTGCTTCCATGCCCTGTGTCTTGATGACATTCATAAGCCATGCAGCACCCGCCATTCGTGTAGTTTTCTATCTGATTTCGCCATACTTCTACTCCTTCCGCATGAATCTGTTCATCAAATGGTTGTCAGGATCCATCTTCATTCTGAATCCTATCTGTCCCTTATTCTCTATCACTCCCGGATCATTGAGCTGTGCCCCATCAAGGAAATCTCGTAGTTCTTCCAGACAGTCTGGGCATAGATCCTTTGTCTCTACTGGATCATCGAACACATCAACCATCCTTGCCCTTATCGCCGCTCCGTGTTCAAACGGCAGGTCATAGAACCCGCCGCATCTATCGCATTTGCCTGCATATGCCATTATGTATCACCTCTCCTTTATCAATTCTGGATTATCAAATATGTTGCCAATAACTTCAACTCGATTTCCGTTTTGAACATATTTCCATAAATCATCATTCAAAGACCCACTTCCACTCTCTCCCATTCCGATAGCAAAAGTTGTCCTAAAATCTTTATAAAATACTTTTCCAAGTCTTTTCTTTGTATCTTTGTCCGGGAATGGACAATCATCATTATCTCGTTGGAACAAAATAATGTCACCTTCCCATATCAGCTTGCCGTTCTTATCCTTCAAGCCTGTGCACTGACAGATAGTATCTGGTCGCACTTCAAATGCAAATGGCGAACCTGCTTTATTGCTGATATACCATTTATCATTTTTGCAATGCAAAAATCCTGCAACCCACTCTCCATTACAAATTTTCGCCTTGAATAGACATCTATCTTTCATCCACTCCACCTCTCTTCACGATCTCCATAGCATCATCAAAATTAACCACCAGCTCTCCGCCCATGCCCTGATTGCCGTACCTTTCAAATGACTTGTCCTGCAGCTCTGAAACAGCCTTGTCCACATCGTAGACTGTTGGATGCTCCTCAATAAGTTTTTTTGCCTCAATTCTCATTGATTTCTCTGACTTACGTTTCTCTAGTCCTTGTTTCTCAAGTGCCTTTATCGCCATATCAAATGCCTTTCCGGTATCATTCACATAGGCATAATGTGAATATCTATAATCTGTTGTTCCCTTTAATTTGGCTATTGCTTCTCTCTCTTCCATATTCCCACACTCCTATCTTCTCAGCCTTGCCACAGCCGCGTTCCACTCGTTTATGAATTTAAGCACCCAGGTAGCTGGGTATGTGCTTACAGCATACTGTTTGATCTCATTTGGAATCTGTGCCATCCTTACACCTCCACTTCATCATCTGCCGGAAACCGGAACACCTTCGGTGGTGTGAAACAGAATGCCTGCTGATAGCCACTACCCTGTAGGATTCCTGGACCGCCGTTACAAGATATGTAACTTCCATACACCTTCGTCATATCTTCCAGTACCTTTTCTGCCTTTTCCATAGAACTATATTCAGCCATAATTGTAGATTTTTCTGAATTGTTATCACAACTGTATATTATTCTTGTTCCTTCACTCTTATAATGCATAGTGATAGTTCCATTTTCATACTCAACATCTACATAGCCCCAGCCTTTCTGACTAATTAACCTCATCACTCCTCAACCTTCCTTTCCGCCTCAAGCCATCTGCGGGTACACTCACAACAATGCCCTGTGCATTTATTGCCATCAAACCCTATCTCATTCGGACATATGATTATCTGCGCAAGATCCGCATCACTGAGCGACCGGATGTAGTCGCCGTTGGTCATCGGTTCATAGTTGTCCACAGCGTTCTTAGTACAGTGTGCGCATGGTTCCTGTGTCTCATCCATGGCTCTGTATTTGCAGTTTTCGCAGCCTCCTGCTCTCTCTGGTACTATCTCCATCGTATTTCCCCCTTCCTGATCATCTCTCTTATGTCTGTGTTGCTGAAGCTCTCATGGTAGCCCTGTTCGCTTTGCATCAGCACATGGTGCTCATATACCTTGATGATTGTCCAGCACTTCCAAACCCTTATAGGGACATTCTCCTCTTTCCCACCTTTTGTGAGGATCTTCACCACCCGCCCCGGTCGGCAGATGGTGTTGTATACAGCGTCTATTTCAAAATTCGTCATTTTCATTTGTTTTCTCCTTTTACTCAGCAAGAAACTTGTTGATGAAATACTGCTGTCCCTTGCCTGTTACCTTTGTTGTTCTTGTCTCCCTGACTGATCCATCAGAATTAACAACAGTGCTGATTTTTACCTCGAATAATCCCATGTCCATGCTTCTCTGAGTTGGTGCATTTCTGTCGGATTCTGAAGCAGTGCTATCTTGCCCGCTATCCTCTTGCTGATAACCGGGAACCCAACCTCATTGAGTACCTCAACTTTTGTCTTGAGCGGGTTCAGGATTGTCACTCCAAGAGCTTTATGTACCCGCTGTATACTCTTATCTTCCAGAGACGAAACCGAGACCGCTGGAACATTGATCCCTATCGACTTCAGAAATACGTGTAGTGTAATACTGTCAAGACCGCCAACGCTCACATGAGCCGTTTTGTCTCGTATCCGCATCTGCTCCATGAACTCTTCGGCTCTAAGCCTGGAACGCCGCACCTTAACTTCATACGGCTGGTTCTGTAGCATTATCATTCTGTCTCTTGCTTCTTTCTTACGTTTCTTGTACTCAGCAAGCCCCTCATCTGGCTTATCAATGTCAAGCTCTCCATCCTCGCCAAATATACGAGTAACCAAATCATTTTCCATCGTCGCCCACCTCCAGAAAGTCAAACAATGTCGGTGAATCAACCTCATTCTCCTCAGACTGCAGATAACCAACACCATCTCTGAAGTAATCCGGATTGAGCTCACATCCCTTACCAAATCTGTGCATCTTGACCGCCATCATCGGTACAGTCATAAGACCACCGAACGGATCATATACCACATCTCCCGGATTGCTGTATCTGTTGATAATCCTCTCAACAATATCAAGCTGCAGCGGGCACACATGCATCGTTGCCCTTCGTCTGCTCTGCGTCGTGTTGAGCGTCCTCATCCTGTTTATGTCATCCCATACCTCAATCTGATTCCAAGATCCCGGAGCTACCACCATGAATGTAGCTGGAAGTCTGCCGTCAGTATCAAGATACTTTGCAAGTGCCACATGCTCCTCATAGTTGTATATGTGCTCTCTGCTGTACTGCCTGTACACTCTTTGTAAGTTGTCCACAGATACACCCTCAAGCTCCTCTTTGCTTATCAGCCTGTCTCCTGAACTTCTCCAGTATCCATGAGCATCTATCTGCCACTGTGCTCTTGTGTACTCATCCTTGGACTTTGTAACCGGATCATCAGCGTATGCCTTACTGTGGTCTGTTGGCAGCTTGCGGAACAACAAAATGTATTCCGGACATCCCACACCCATCTTGGTGCCATCCTTGCAC